TGGTGAAGAACCTGCTCTCCCTCCGTTTCCTCGAGGAGCGGGTTCTCGACGTTGTCATCACTGGCATTGACGGTGTGGGTCGCGTCATTCCCCGTGAAGTCAACCGTGAAGTAGTATGGGATGAGAAAGTTAATGCGTACGTCTCGAAGAAGCAGCATGTCCTGGATGTTGAGGGTGCCAACCTGTACGAGCTCCTCGGACGCGACAATGTTGATCCCACGCGTACATTCAGCAACCATATCCACGAAGTGTACGACGTTCTCGGAGTGGAGGCTGCCCGCCAGGCTCTACTGGACGAGTTCGCAGAGGTATTTGCCGAGTCGTACACCAACTACCATCATATGTCTGTGCTCATGGACGCAATGACATACCAGGGACGTCTCGTCTCGGTCAACCGATTCGGAATGTACATGCATGACAATGGCGTGCTGGCGAAGTCTTCGTTTGAGGAGACGTCTAAGATTCTATTCAATGCTGCCGTCTCCGCTGAGTATGATCCCATGAAGGGCGTGTCGGCTAACATTATGTTCGGACAGAAGCCTCCGTGCGGCACGGGGTTCGTAGACATCCTGCTGGACGAGACTCGACTGCCGGAAGGGACGGACGAGGCGTTCGTAGACTACGGCGATCAGATCAAGCAGAAGGTCGAGGCAGCGTATGCGGGCGGAGAGTCCGAGTGCAAGATGGAGGATATCTCGATGTGGTAATGGTAATTTAGAGGTATCCTGACATAGAAGAATAAACGACGAGCAATTTTCCTTTTGTGTGGAAGAATTGCGATATCCTCTATGTCGGAAAAGAGCCAGTACGGTCAGAGAGTAATCTACGATGTGGTTCAGACACTTCACGAGTTTCTGACACCCTACAGTCACGTGCAGTATGTGAAGACCAAGCACCACGGGAAGATGCTGATCATGGACGAGGAAGTCCAGTATTCAACGCTGGACGAGCACAGGTATCACTATCTGCTGACACAACCGCTCTTCACTCAGTGCCGGAACATTCTGATTCTGGGGGGTGGGGACGGGCTGGCGGCTCGAAACCTATACAATTCCCCGTACACTTCAAGCATTACAATAGTCGACTGGGACCGCCAGTTCGTCGAGTTTGCGAAGACGAAGCTTCTGGAGAACTGCGAGTCACTTCTGAACCCTCGGACCACATACATCTGCGACGACGCACTTCGGTTCGTAAGGTCGACGGAGAACCGCTATGACGGTATCATCATTGATCTTCCCGATCCCGATGGAGATACGATGAAAACTCTGTACTTTGATATCTTGGAGCAACTCCCTGGGATCCTGAATCCAAATGGTGTTGTGTCTGCCCATGTGGGTCCGGTCTCACTGTCTGAGGATCACCCGAACTGGGTGTTCATCAAAGAGTGTAAGTATCGGATGAAGCAACTGTTTAAGGTTGATCCTGTGTTTGATACAGTGTATGTCCCCACTTTTTCGCACGAGTGGGGATTCCTGGCATGTTATACGGGTTTATCCACGAAGTTTGCGAGGTATCGTATCGAGCAGGACGTCTACGATATGTTCAAAGCACTTTAAGCATACCCATTACGGGCGGCGGCGGCCTGACGGGCAGCGGCTGACGCCTCGCTGGAAGCAGCACCATAGACCATCGCAGATCCCTGGGTGTGATTACCTCCACGGTGCCGACGACGACGACCCGCCTTCTTCGTGTGCCGACGACGGCGTCCACCAAACGCGGCAGGGGCAGATCCGCTCTGCGTGAACGTTCCGTTGGCACCGACCGTCGTGTCCGGGGCAGTGGACGGCTTGTCATACGGGAGCTGAGCCTCATGTCCATCCGTCGAAGGAGCATACGCACCGCCGCGGCGGGAACGACGACGACGTCCGCCCTTGAGTGTCGAGGGACCCTGGTAGGTCGCATCGGGCAGGGCGGGGAAACGCGACATTCCATCGGGGAGATCCGAGCCAGTGTACGGTCCGCCAGTGAATCCGTACGCGGTTCCACCCATCATCTTGCCCTTGCGGGTTCCACGACGACGACCTCCCATCGGAGGCATCGCCAGACCGCCAGGTCCAGCACCGCCCTTCTTATAAGTCTTCTTTGCCGCCTTCATGGCATCGCCGAGCGACATGCCCGGCTTCTTGGCGGCCATAACGGCTTTTAACCATGCAGAGCGTCCACCTTCCATATGTATTTGTTTCCTTAGTTAGACTTTATTGTGTAGTCGTACATTGGCGACTTGATCTGCTTCGGCTGGAAAGAGACGTCTGCAGTCTGGGGCTTGGGGTCGGGGTATGTTGTAGGGTGGTAGCGTAGAGCGTCGGGCTTGATTCCAAACGAGCTGTCCGAGAACGTTCCAGTATAGAGTTCCATAGCATTGTCCAGGCTTCCCCAGCACATAGCCACCCACTGGCATCCGTACGAAAAACATATTTCTGCATTTCCGTTGGTAATCGCACTTGTTTTCATGTCGGGAACCACAAGCGTAATATTACGCTTGTTGAATTCGATCAACTCATCGTGGTCAAACGTCTGCGACGCCTGAGTGTACGTCATCCTCCGCATCTGAGACGATACCCAGGACATATTCACCAGCTCGTCCATTCCGTTACCTTTGATATGCTCTCCGCTCACAATGATGAGCTTGCCCATGAGGTTGCAAATGGGCTCAACACCCAGATTCTTGCGTTGGTAAGAGTATTCAGAGCTCAGCATGTTTTTACGCAGAGTGTTCTTCATTGTGTCGGCACACTGCGTCAGTATGGCATTGTCGGACGTATGGAATACCAGAGACAGAATGAAGGGATTATTGTACCCGGGCGTCACAGAACTATTGAACGCAGAGTTTGCGAGGGTTACACAGCAATCTTCAAAGGCGAGAGTGTTGTACGTCGTCATCTTCAAGGTATTGGCGTCGGCTAGACCAACGACTGGCTTCTTGTTAACTTCGTAAACATCTAACTCAATCACACGAGCACCGCCCTTGACAACCTTGGTTATGGCGTCCGTGACAATGTAGGTGTTGATCGTGTTTCCAGGAATCACAGTATATCCGCTGCTTGATACATAGTAGTCTCCCAACGTATTGTTATTCGGGCATCCGAGCGGTTCAGCCTTTGTAAGGTCGGAGTACACTGCAAGAGCCTTTGTGACCGATGCATCGGGGGGAGGAGTATTGGTTATACGAACATACGCTCCCACTGCCAATCCTACTCCTAATAACGCTGCAGAAATACATACGATCACCCAGAGAAGTGCAACGGTGTCCATATTATTTCTTACTACGATGTTGTTTATATCTGAAAAAGAGCGGACGCATCATCATCACTACATCGTCGGGAACCTGCTCGTCCATCGGGACTTCAAAGAGACAGCAGTGGAGGAAGTAGATACAGTACATTCCGCACTGGGCATCCTTGTACTGGTGCCGCAGGGCGTTGTAGGAGAGAACAGTGGGCTCCGGAAACTTTTTCAAATCATCCAGCTGCTCCTTCCACCTCTGCATCAGACGTTGAACCTCTTTCTCGGGTTTCTGGGCATACGAATCAAAATACGTCATCCGCGGATGTTTTAGGTGGTCACGGAAGTCGCAGAATGCCGCGATCCAGTGTTCACCAGGTCCGTCGCTGGGATCCGTGTTGAACACAATTCCCACACGGCGGTACCCTTTCTTGTGAAGCTCGGAGATCTTCATGCTGCACAGGGACGAGACTAGACACTTGCCTGTTTCGTTGTGCATATCAAAATCAATGGGAACCGAACCCGTGTAGTAGTAATCAGGGATGAGATCCATATAATATTTTTGAGCGTTGTCGATATCATCGGACGATAGCCATTCAGTCCCGTTGGACACCCAGCTGTCGGGAGCCACTGGTTTCTTCACGAGGGCATGGACAATACATTCTGGGGTTCCCGCTTTGCAGGCATCCTTCATCCGCCGGGTGATTTCCTGCCACATATCGTCGCCAGCCTTGACCGGTTTTTCGTGCGGGTGTTCTTTGTTGTAAGCTAGTCGTAGCTTCTCTACTTCCCGCGGATCCATTATTCAAAACGGATAAGAAACTATACAGCCTGGAAAAGGCATACCCAGGATGGATCAGCGTGACCTTGTCCGTGCCGTGCGTAAGTACCGCAATCTCGATGACGAACTGAAGGATTTGAACGCTAAGGTGTACAAGCTTCGGGAGGACAAGAAGTTCGTGGAGAACGAGATGAGCGACATTCTCCGCCGTGCAAATTTCCAGAACCTCCACAAGCTCGAGATCCAGGATGACGGTTCGTACATCAAGATCCAGCGTCCCGAGACGTGGAGTAAGCCGTGGTCACTGTCGCAGAAGGAGCTCAAGGATCTTATCGCAAGTTTTGTGAACGGCGGTGCGACTGGAAATAAGCCTTGGCCCGCAGAGCTGTTTGATTGGATCGTTGAGCGTAAGAAGCAGGCTATGGTTGCCCATGAGTTTGCGTTTAAGCGTTTGATGGCAGTAGATAACAATGACGGCGAAGGAGGCACTGATGGAGAGGGTGGGCGAGTGGGTGCACATATCAACTCATGAAGAGGAACTTCGTGGTCTCTTTCTGGAATTAGAGGATGCTCTTCGTGAAATGGACTTACTGCGAGTGGATTATAAGAAGTACAAAACACTCCACTTCGCAGAGTTCTGTGCGGAGATTTATAGCCTGACGAATGAATGATCTTATGAACAGTCATTCGCGTCATATGCCGAACTGTCAATTGTACGCCGATCGGTGTCCTTTTTGTAATTTAATCGTACGCGAACAGACAGATGCGTACCCTGGTGTCATCGAAGACCTATTTCGCCCAATTGTGAGCCGATTTTGGAAGCGATGGGATGGGTCTGGAGCTCGAATCGCCAACAATACAGATGCCGAGACCCTGACATTCCACCTTGCGTTAACTGCCCTGTCTCGCTGGGTTCAGCCAAAGTACCACGATATTCTTGGAATATCGGAAGAAGAAATCATGAGGCACCCGATCGTCGTACAAAAAATGGGGGGTAAGTAATAATACACAGAATGGAAAAGTTCGCTACTGACACTGCTCCTAATGGACCTCATCCTCCTGCTGGCGGAGGCTGCGGGTGCACCGGTGGTCGCCGTCGTCGTCACCGCCACACTCGGAAGGGTGGCGTGGGTATGGTTGATGACGCCATTTTTGCCGTGGGAACCTCGTATGCTGCAGATAAGTTCGGACGCAAGAAGACACTGGGTGCCCGCCGGCGTCGTCGTACTTCTAAGCGTGGAGGTGCGGGTGTAATTGATGATGCCATTGTAGCCGGCTCCGCTCTGACTCTGGCTCACTACTTTGCCAAGAAGCGTGGAGGCAAGAAGCATCTGCCCCGCCGTCTTACGAAGAAGACCCTGGTATAACCTCCACCGGTGGTAAAGGGAAACCGTTGAATGTAGATGCCGTGACCCACGAGTATGCCCCAATGTTTTTCACTTCCAGGATGTCTGAATCGTCGATATCGCTCGGCAGCCACACATCTTCTGCGATCCTGTCCGCTGAATCGCACGTCCGTCCAAAGATGGTGAACTGTTCACAGTTTGCCCAGGGGTTGCGAGTAATACACTTAAATTCTGGTTTGAAGCCATCGAATAAGACCCCGGAGAATAGTCCATAGACGGATTCGTTCAGCGTTATGCATTGTTTCCCGTTGGGAAGCCGTTTCTTTCCGATGACTGGAACGTGCAACGTACAGCTTTCCTCAGCAAAGAACCGACCAGGCTCGGCAATGACACGCTTGAATGGCATGGTCTTCACCTGTTCGCGAATATAGGGTGCCAGCTCGTTCCTGAAAAACTCGTCGTTTGCTGTTGAGCCTGAGAATCCTCCGCCAATATCCAGGAGTTCGGGAGTGAATGCTGCAGGAGAGTACTTGAATACGTCGACGAACCCTTTCACCGTATCAATGGCTGACTGGTAAGCGGCAAGAGACGTGCAGTCGCTTCCCACGTGAAATGCGAGACCATAGGTATGAAACTGTGGCTCGCGATCACAGAGTTCGTGGATATTTTTCAGGTGAAATCCAAACTTGCTGTTCAGGGGAATGCGGGCACCCCCCTTGTCGTCTACAAAGATGCGGAGGATAGGTTTGGTTTCAGGTTGTTCCTCTTTGATTTTGATTCCCTCGATCTTGCTGTCGAAGGTCATATACGGTATGGCGTGTTCTTTGACTTTAAACATTTCATCACGCGACTTACACGGATTCGCATAAATCGTGTCGCTTGGCATGGCTCCTATTTTTAGGACACGGTGTACTTCATCCGCCGAAGCACAGTCGAACCCTGCCCCTCCCCGGTGCAGCTCGGCTAGCACTGCATCTAAATTATTACACTTCACAGCGTAGTGTGGACGAATGGATGGTAGGCACGAAGTCCAGAGGTCGAGACGCCGCCGAATGGCGGGGAGGGACAGGATAAGTTTCGCCAGCGTTGCTATGATTGTAGAAAAGAGAAGAAATATCTGTAACAGATTTTCGTATACCCGGCGTATATATACAAACTAGCGAATGGCTGCCATGATTGAGTACTTCCCTTACAACCCTAAGAACTGTCCCTTGACTGCAGACGATGTGAACCGCATCCTCTGCATTCCAGGATACAAGGTGCAGAACCTCGCGATCTTCCAGAAAGCCATGATTCATTCCACCTACGTCCGGCGATCGGAGTACACGACCTTGACCGGCGAGCCGAGTGTGCTTGGTCCTTGCCCCCCAGGCGTAATGGATCTTCAGGACGAGTCGTATGAGCAACTAGAGTTCCGCGGCGATTCTCTCCTGGGTGCAGTCGTCGCGAATTATTTGTGCGAACGGTTTCCCGGAGAGGCTCCGGGGTTTCTGACCAATACCCGTAAACTCATTGTGCGAAACAAGACTTTGGGAACGCTGGCAAGGGACAAGCTCCATCTCGACAAGTTCTTTGTGGTTTCGAAACACGTCGAGGAAATGGTGCCCGCCCACGGACGTCAGAATATTGAGAAATTGGGCGATGTCCTCGAGGCCTTCATTGCCGCCCTCTGGATTGATTCGGGCATGAATTTCCAGATGGTCAATGATTTTGTGATCAACATGATCGAGACGCACCTGGATATCCCCCTGATGCTCCGCGAGGACGATAACTATAAGGACCGGATGCAGAAGTACTGCCAGCAGAAGATGGGATTTACCCCCGTCTACAAGATGATCCAGGACGGGGCGGGGGGGTTTACCATGGCAGTATGCAAACCTGAAGGCGAGATTCTGGGTACGGGGAATTCGTCGACCAAGAAACAGGCGGAACAGAATGCGTGCAGGAACGCACTGGAGAAATTGATGTCAACTATGAATAACAATAGTAATGTATTGGCCTAAGCGTTACTTCAGTGGCCTCACCCGAAAACAGAACAAGCAACGTAAAAGCACCGCGACCCGCCGTCGCAAGATGTCGTGGAAAGATCCCAAGGCTTACGTTCCGTTCAAGACCGATCAGGGAGTCAAGACCCGAACATCCAAGTACGTTCGCGAATGGAAGAAGAAGTTCCCAGGAGCCCACGGCCTCCAGTCATATTCCAAGGCGACCGGTGTCCCTCTCCCGATCGTGCGGGCGTCCTACAATCGCGGAATGGCGGCGTGGAGAACGGGGCATCGTCCGGGTGCGACGCAGCAGCAGTGGGGGTACGCTCGTGCCGCCAGTATGCTGACGTGCGGCAAGACACATTATACCACCGACGCCGATTTGGTGCGGAAAGCCAAGAAGACCGCCAAAGCTCGTGCGTGGTTTCGAAAGACGTGTAAAATGGATCGGTCCTAGACCTCTTCTTTTTGTTCGCATACTCAGAATGAGGTGTTGCTTCTGTTTTGCCCCAATACCCGATGAAGGCAATAATCCGTTCCCGCTGTGCGAAGTAGATGATACTATCTCGATGTGCTGCGATCAGTGTAATGAGACAAAGGTTCTGCCGATGCGGGTGCGAGTATGGGATTGTAAGTCGCCCCAAGAAGCACGAAAAATGGCGTTGGAGATAATGAAAACCAGGATGACGGGGGATCTCAAGCCTTTCACTCGTGCCGACTTTGACGCCGCTCGTCAGGAGCGTGAGGATGCTATTGAGCGGCGGCGGGTGGATCTGATGGTTCGTGTGATTTACAATGAGACGATTGAGAAGATCAAGAATACTGGAGAGGAGTATCATGTCTACAAAAGCGACATCCATGACCAATCTGTTCGCACTGGTATTGTTGAGAACAAGCTTCTTTATCTGTTCCCTGACTTTGAAGTAAAGACCGAGTTCGTCCGTTATCCTACGGGACCAGGGCTACAACATATTACCATCAGATGGTAAGTGTTCATGTAAAACAACCCAGTCTTTTTTGTTTGTATACTAAAATGGGCTGGCGTTACGTCTTGGTGAATCATACCCGCAAGGTCATTGAGGACGCATCGTTGGGGGGGATTTGGCATCTGATGAGCCACCTCATTCGGGAGAAGGGGTGGGAGGCGGCGGACGATGTAGAAATGATGTTTGAAGATGGACATTATGAAGAGATCGGGGAGCTTGTTGTGAACCAGGGATACAAGAGCCACTACGAAGCTTGGAGCTTTGATGGTATTGTGCCTCGTCGAGGAAGGGTCAGTGAATCAGACGAGCGTGCGTGACCTTGTGTGTCTTGCGGTGATCCCGCTTTTTCTTTCCGTTACGGCAGGTCTTGCCCCGGTTACAGGAGCTCGCATAGTATCCGTACCGCTGGTAAACTCCCGCAAATGAGGGCAGGATCTTCTCTGATCCCGTAGCCCCTGTCAATTTTTTCATGAGAGTATAGACACTCTTCATCACCGCCCTCTTGTTTCCGTAGTGGAAGGTGTGACCCTGGAAAATCTCGCGGAGGGAGTCGTAAGGGTAGTGTTTCGCAAGCATAGCAAAGAAGTGGCGGTAAATACCCTCCTTCTCTGACGTGTAATTATACGCAATGCAAAAGAGGAAATCCATACCGGGAGGTGCGGTCGGTTCCTTGCCCAAGAGTGCGTCGTAGTGGCTCTTCACCTCTTCGAACGACGGATCTGGGGGAGGACAAATGACGCGGGGATCCTCTTTGCACTGATCCCGCAACTTCTTGTTCACGCGGTTATGGAAATCGTAGAGCCACCGATCTGCGGGGGATTTTGGGGGCATTTCAGCTAAGAACTTTGCGGTGCTCTCGCGGCAGAACTTGCACGGCAAGATATCTTTCAGATTCGGGAAAAAGTATTTTGCTTCATCGCCTTCGTAATGGGCGATCAGATGTAGTAATTGCCAGCCGGACGGCCCCCATGCACGGGTGTCCATAGAGTCTACTCTTACTCTACACTCTTATCTTTTCTCGTTTGAATGTAATATATCATGGCTTCCCAGGATCCGTCTACTGCCTACACGGCCGCCCCCGAAAAGAAGTCGGGGTCGTGGTTCCCCTCGTTCAGCCTGCCGAAACTCCCCGATTTCTTCGGAACGGGTGCCCCAGCTTCGGCTACCCCTGCCGCCCCCGCAACTGCGGTTGCCGAGCAGTCGTCCGTCCAGCCTGGAGGTCGCCGCCGACGCAGCCGTAAGATGACAAAGAAGGCTGGTCGTCGTCGGCGTCACACCCGTCGGGGGGGTGATGAGTACAAGCCAGATATCACTTTTGTTCCCGTTACTCCCGTCTCGTTTCCTCCTACCCAGGTCCGCAGACCGACGGGACGTGGTCGTCGCACACGTCGGGGAGGGGTGGAGACACCAATGCAAAAGATGAAGTACGGACCTAAGGAGTACAGGTTTTTGACCGAAGATGTGGGCAAGCGGGACTTCCCTCCTACCCAGGTCCGCAGGTCAAAGGTCGAGTCCCCTCCTCCTGTCCAGCCCCCAAAGCCGACAGGTAAGGGACGTCGCACCCGTCGCGTTAAAAAGCATTCTCGCCGTTAGATAAACCAAAAATGTCCACCATGATCTCTGGCTTTGTCAAGAAGACTCTCCGCAAGCTCGGACTCGGTGGTCGCCGCCGTAAGACGGTGAAGGTCGCTGGTCGCCGTCGTCGTCATGCCAAGAAGGGTGGGGAGGACGAGAAGGTATCTTTCGGACCGATGCAGACCCGCAAGGGCGGTCGTCGCCACCGCAGCCGCAAGCACTAAACTCAATCCACATCGTTGCGGATCTGAAACGTTGTCCAGCCACCATACGTATACTTTCCATACTTTGTCTCAATCTCCTT